CTCCTAATCCACCTAAACCTATCATTGCTGCTTTGCCATATCCAAAATTTTTAAGTCTTTGCCTTAGTCCAAGTGTTTTCCCTGCTTGGCCGGCAATAGTTCCAGGTAATGTTTTTCCTGCCCATAAATTTCTAGCCATCCCGATGCCTCTTCCCAAGCCACTGGCTTTTCCAAACCATCCGCCTGCGCCACCGAAAGATCCTAACTTAGCACCAGCTCCCCAAGGAACTCCTAAAGCTAAAGCACCTATTCCTATTTTTCCTAAAGGACTTTTAACTACTTTCTTTACTGCTTTTTTAATCTTCTTAAAGATACCGTATTGTTTAACACCGGGTTCAACCAGACCTCCTGGTTTACCTACGATTTTTTCATCGGGTGCCAGGGATCCTATACCATGCTGTCTGTGTGGTTTTGTCATAATTTAGCCTAAATTTTGAACCTACTTGGTTTTACCGAACAAATCAAGCTTCGGCATCAGGACATGGACATCTCTTCGGATGTCTTTTTCGTCAATTCCCTTAGCTTTCCACTCTTCTTCGGTCTTATATTTCTCCCCTGTTTTCAAATTACTGATCGTTGTTGTCACTTTTGCCGGTTTAAGTTCCATTATATCGTAACCTCCTTTTTAATGTTTAAATAACTAATGGTAATGTCTACGCCATCGGTCACCGTTCCGACTGTGGTATAGGATAAAACTGTATCGCCTTCCACCACCATCGGATTGCTTAAAATCTCTACGCTGGTAGCAGCTGTTAAAGTTTGGGTATTAATCACCTGAAAACCATTGTTCGTAATGGTAATCGTGGGGGTATTTGATCCTGATTTATTCGTCACATGTAATGATTTAACAATATAGGTTTCACTAATTAAAGGAAGTTGTGCTGATGTAACTGGATCAGTCCCAAAGAATTTAATAGGTCCTTCAGCAGATGTGCTGGTGACTCCATACATTTTATATTCATTAATTACAGCCATTATTCAATAAAGAACGCTTGAGCGTCTACCTCTTGTTTAAGTTCTTCTTGAAAAGTAGTGTTTAGTTTATTGATAACAGCGTCTAGATCTCGAATTAAAGATTGAAGAGTCCGTTGATCGTATTCTGCACTTGCACGGGTTAAAGCTTGTGTAATTTTTGCCATTAAACCAGACTCGCTATGCCTTGATCTTGTTCAGGTCCCTGACTCATTAATTCAAATTCTTCCATTGCTTTTATTTCTGCGTCTTGAGGAGAGAACCCTAATTCTAAGTATTTTTCAAATAAGTTTTCTAAAATCCGGGTGTTGTTATCGTCTGAAGCCATCAGATTTTCATTGACATCAAAACCTGGGCCTTCAACATTAACATCTTCTACAAATTCTCCATTTTGATAACCAATTCTTCCGCCGTCTTTATACTTATGAAGCTTGAGAATATCTCTAAGTACCGCGAGTCCACCATAGCCACCGGGATTAGAACCCGCATGTGGATAACCTAGTTCTTTTAATTTAAATAATTGATATGCGGATAGACCATCTTTAAATCCAATCCTTCCGCCTTGAGCTCTCCAATCCTTACTTGCTCCTGGTTGTCCTGGTGCTGCTCCTTTTTTAGATTCGGGACTACCAATTCCTCCTGTGCCCTCATGATCACGTCCTGAAGGACTTTTCCAAGTAGAATAATCTTTTATAGTTTGTTCACGCTCTATTTTTTGTTGTGCAACTTTTTCTGCTTTTTTAGCCTCTCTCTTTGCTTTCCACTTCATAATTCCTTTTCTTAAAAGATTTGTAGGGGTAGGAAGGTTAGAGAGATCATCTTTTAATTTAGCCAATGATCCTGCCCATGTAGAACCTACTCCAGCTGCATCGGCTTCATAATCAGTTATATTGGTTGAACCTAAATTTTGATTAGGATCGTACCCAAATACATTATCACCTCCGCCGCCACCATCTCCGCCACCTTGAGGAGGCCAGATATAAGGAATGGCTGCTTGCGTACGTGTAACTCCTCCGGTGCCTCCAATGGTACTAGCTAGTGCTGTGGAAGGAGTATAATTTAATCGATATCGTTCTTGAGGAATAAAATGTTCTCCTCCTTGATAGATTGCTTGGTCTGCTGGGTTATAAAAAGGTATGGCCATTATCTTCTCCCGTCTGGTTGTATGTCCAGTCTAAATGTTCCGAGCTTCCAGTCCTGAGAAACTGCTGTGTTTTCTATTTTAAGTGCAATAGCTCTTGCTCTTGCGCGAGTATCTATTTTAGTCGTACTTGAGCTAATTGTAAAGGGTCCTAGTGAAGAACCGGCAGCCGTATCATTAGGGTAGTCTCTCAACATTAAAGTGATTCGAGTGTCCCCGGTCTGAGTAAGAAAATCAGGGATGAATCTTCTAATCTTCATAATGTATTCTCCATCGCCCCGCATGTCAGGAGCTCCTAAAAGCTGTCCTTGTGCCGCTCTTTTTTGAGTAATATCAAAATCTCCTGAAGTAATTTCAGCTAGAATAGGAGTTACGGATCCTCCTGAATCCACTTGATCGGTCCCTGTTTCGTGTTGATAGTAGATTGTAATACCGTCGGTATTACCCACGACATCGTAGGAAACATCATCGGCATTATTATAATAACAGGCATGGGGTTTATCATAGATTGAAGAATCTTCCCATGCTGTTCTTGACAGGCTTCCAGTGTACCATATCGGTTTTTTAAGCATTACTGATTCTAAATAATTATAAGTAACCACCCGGTCCACGACGTTGGAGCCGCTACTGCAATAGAACCAGTTCACTTCTCCAAATAAGTTATTAAGCCCGCAGTTAATTAAATTTCTAGATGTACTATTTAAGTCATCAAAAACATAATCTTCCACAAGACAAGGCATCGACTGAAGTTGACCTGCGTATTGAAAGAATCCATTTTCTGACATCCAGAAAGCGGTACCATCTACTTCTATACATGCATTCTTTCCAATGAGTCCGCAGTTAGTACCGGCTGATTCAAATGAAAAGGTAAAAGGTTGACCTACAAAACGCATTAAGAAGAGTGCTGCATCGGTCCAGATATAAATAGCATCCCGGCCTCGAATAGCACCCATAATTTTAGAACCATTCGCGAGTCGTTGTGTGCCGGCTGTGTTGGTTGCCGTCGGTGTATAATCACTTGTACTTTCCTGATCCGACCACCTAATAAACATGTCGTCTTGAGTCGTAGAACCACCAATCGTTGTTTCCGTTCCCAAGAAAATTAAGTGACGATCAGTAGGTGAAACTAGCATATGTCGCGAGGCTGTAGGAGCGCCTGCAATCACAGTCGCTCGTGTATCCGTAGCATTAGAAAGAGTTGAATCCCATTCAAAACATTTACCATTATAAATAAGAGCAATGAGTGTCGTTCCGTAATTATCAAGCACCCACATACCGGGTTCTAGAGTAACTTCGTCCGAGGAAGAGTCGCCCCAGCCAACATAATCAGAAATATTAGTTATCGTAGCGCCTGCTGTATGCTCGGCTAAAGTTGTTCCATTAGCATTACGCGCTCCTCCACTTAACGTTCCTGTGCCGGTATCGTTAGCCGTAAAAGTAATATCCTCAGTCCCTATTCTAATGGTTCCTGAAGATGGAAAAGCTGCTGAACTGGTCAAGACTACAGTGGTGACTCCAGCATCGGCTGCAATCGTTGTTGCTAAAGTTGTTGTCGCTGGACCGGAAGCTGTTCCTGACCATTGTCCTGTACCAAAACCAAATCCGCCAAGTTCCTGAGCTGGTCCAACGGTATAATAAGTTTGAGCTCGCGCACTTCCGACATTAGAAGTACTGCCTGTTGTTTCGTTAGTGGTCATTGTAATCGTAATAGTCGTTGCTGTAGGAACGGACGTTGCCATAAATTTTTTATCTTCAAATTTTGAAACGGCAAAGCTAGAGCCTGTTAACGCCGTAACATTATCTAAATAAACAATATCATCTTCATCCATTCCATGAGGGGAAGGGAAAGTTAGGGTGACAGTCGGCTGTCCCATCGTGGTAGAAAAATCACAGCCGGTAATTGTATTGTTGATAGGATGAATGTCGTAGTATTGGCCAGCGGAATAGACGTATAAAATTCGGTTCGTACCAATCGCTGCATATTTAATGCCCGCGTTGTCATCAAAATGATGAAGTGCTCTTGCGGCTCCAGTTAAACTGTCCCCGCCTAATTGGTCCCAGCCACCTAGTTTTTCAGGTGTACCATATCTAAACCGGACATAATCTCCGCCGGTCCATTGAGCCTCAGCCCCTGTGGGAGTTACTTGTTTATTAAATCCGGGTAAAAAGTTTACTTTTTGCAGCATATTAATTCCTAGAATTACTTTATAATATACCCTGATGGGCCGGTCAATGTCTTTAGATCATCTATCTCTTCCTAATGAAGTCAAAAACTATTGAATAGCGGTAACAGTCGATCCCTGTAAAAATCTTGTTCGGCATTAAAGTAATGCCATGTGAGATAGAACCTTCAAACATTAATACAGAATTAGGGATGGCCGGCATAATGATTTGCTCCTTTTCTAAGGAAGTTCCATAGATCGAGTCCTTACATTGTAAATAAAAAACACAGGTTAATGGAGTGTGATGGGTGTGAAAAGCATAAGTATTATCTTCAGCGGATAAATTGACCCAACAAGTACTTAGGGTTAGGTTTTTATCTATATGGGTGTGAACAGTTTTAGTAATTTTATTCTTTAACTTATTAAAAGGTTTATTGTTTTTAAAAGTAAAATGTAAATTATTTTTAGTTTGATAAAGCGGCCAATTCCATACAATATTATTGCTGGCAAATTGTAAATCGATTGATTGTTTTAAGTCCTTTAAATCTTCTTTTTCGCATACGTCAAAAACGCGATAAAATTTTTTATTGTTGATAGTATCAATTTTCATGGAGCCAATCTTTTAAAAATGATCTTTTTTGATGACTTTTAAGACTTTTCTTCTCTTTTATTTCAACCGTATGTACTGAATATAACAAAGCCAAAACAGAGTTCTTCTTGAGTTGATAAATTTTATCTTCTTTTTTAAAGAAAACAATCACATTTAAATTTAAGGCAGTATTATTATTAAAAGGAATAACACCAGGACAGACAGTATAAGGTTGGGAATTAAATAAAATAGGGTCTAAAAATATCAAACTATTCTTAGGGCTTTGAAACAAAAGAGGAAGTTTAAATTTAAGAATAATGTATTTATCTAAATTAACCTGCTTGTCATGTTGAATACTGGTATGTTCGTCAATATCAATAAAATCGTTACTGGACGGCTTATTAAAAAACCACTTTCCGTTTTTTTGAGTTTCCAATATAACATCGCATGGAAATAAAATAGAGATAGACTTGTTTAATAGTTCATTGATAGCAGGACAAGCTCTCATGGTGGGTACTATTAAATCCGTAGAAGAATTTAAATCTTTATAAGCATCTAATAATGTTTTCTTCTGATGTGGAAAAGGACAAAGTTTAGAAAACCATTTTGGCTTTTGTGGTGCTCTAACCATATCGTCTATCGTTAGATAGTCACTATTATTTTTTACATAAAATTTTTTATTGTAGATCACTTTTCAGTATAATCCTCCCTTCAATCTTTCTTACCGAAACTACTGGGTATTCCTAACATAGGCCGTCCGTCATATTTATTCTTCTCAGCATCTTTGGTGGAAGCGTCATTATAATGTAGAAATACTTGACCACAGTGTTGCCCAGTAAATGGATCTCTCCAGTGTTCTACATCACAGCCCCTATACACTAACATGTCCCCTGGTTTTAAATTAATTTTAATTCCCGCTTTAGTAGGTGATCCAGGAGGTTGTAAAGATATCGGCCAAGGATCGCCTCCTAAATGTAAAGTAGTGGAAACCTCACATGAAAAACGATCAGTATGTCGATGAAGAATATCCCCATTTTTATAAATTCTTGCGTAAGAATAAGTAGGATATAACTTTAATCCTGTATATTTTTCCACAGAGGGGACCAACGCCCTTAGTAATGTTTCCATTACAATATCGGCATAGTGAGAATAGGTATTGGGAACTTGAGTATCAGTCCAAATCCCGAATAGTTTTTCAAACGGATTTATGTATTTTTGTTCAAAAAGAAATTGCGCGACATCTCTTTTATTTAAAAAATAAGTATAACAAAAAGCCGCTAAATCAGGGGAGATTGCTTTTCTTACCACGAGGTATTTATTCTTTTTAAATGTCATGCTTTATATTTCTTTAAAAATAAAATCTTTATTTAAAATAAACTTTCTTAGATTACTTTCAGTTCCATAAGGAAACTCTAATAACGGTAAGTACATTACCTTATCTTGAAAATATTTACAATGATCAGGTGGTTCCACTTTATATTCTTTCATTTTCCATATAGTTTTTGGATGACAGATCCAATAAATAGGGGTGGATAAATACCAGGTCATCCTAGTATTTTTTTTAACATGTCTTTCAAAGACCTTATAATAAAAACGAGCCACTCTTGTTTCCTCGAGATCTAAATTATCTCTTGTGGGAGAGTCGTCAAAAAATATAGAGTCAAATCGACTTAAACCATTTAATTTATCTTGCCAAAATCCCTCAACAATATGAACCTTATTCTTCTGTTTTTTACTCCATGCTTTTAACTTTTTTAAAACATTGGGATCACATTCGATGATAGTGTGTGATTTTATATTATATTTTTGTATTTGATTAGCTGAGTATCCTATCCCAAAACCAATTTCTAATACGTCTCCGTAAGGTTCTAGATTGTCTACTAAAGCTTTCATATAGGGTTTTTCCCATTCCATCATAACCTGGTAATTATGGTTTTCTAAATCAATGAGTATGTTTTTATTATCAATATCTTTGGTGAACAATAAATTTGTTTTACTCATTCTATTTTTAATCCTATATTTTCTGGGAGTGTAAGAAAAATTTGCTCAGAAATTTTATTTACTTTCATTAGGTGCTCTCTTTGGAGAGAGGTCAATTCTCTTTTCTCCATGATGAGTTAAGACATCATTGATTGGAATTGCTTGACAATTAAAATGAATGAAACGAAAGGGTTCATATCCGTCGTCTATTCGAAATAGATGTGGCAAATAAGAATTAAACATTATTAAAGTACCGGGTCTAGTTGTATAAAAAACCTCGGAATTAGCGGGAGTAAGGTCCTGGTTATTTTTTTGGGGTAATTCATTCATTATTTTTCCAGGTCGAGGATCTCCAAAAACAGGTAGAGAAGTTTTTTCACTCGCTTTCAAAAAATAAAATCCAGACATGTGGCCATTAAAATGAGTATGTAAGGTGTGATGACCTCCACCAATTTCTGCGAACTCTTGAACCCACGATTCAGTTACAAAGATCTTATAATTACGCAAGTCATAACCTTGGTCATCTAATAAATTCCACGTCGTAGCTCGTATCCAATCTTCAAAAGTTTTAAATCCTGGTCGGTTTATAAGACTTGTAGAATGATGAACGAAACCATGATCTTTTTTATCTCCTCCCCACTTTTTATTTCTGGTTTCTATGTGAGGTACAGTATTTTTCTTTGCTATTTGAATGTAAGGATCCGTGAGTTTTATTAAATCCTTTACCCATTCCTCTTTTTGCATCCAATAAACAGGACTGGCAAAATACCAACTGGTTTGTAAAGTATCGTTTTTCTTCATATAAAATTATTTCCGCAGTTCCAAACAACTAAAGAATAACGTTTTCCTTCTGTAACAGGTGTTACTCGGTGCCATACAAAAGAAGGGAAAACAACTAAAGAACCCTTCGGAAGAATTTGATGACAAATCGCCGTCCTAGGTCTTAAGTGGGGATTAGTATTAAAAGAAAACTCAAGCTCCCCTCCTCGATAAGAATCAGGATCAGATAAAGATAAAGTAACCGATAGTTTTCTAATCTTTCCATTCAATTTATCTATAGACTTATATTCTTCAGGCCAACCATCACAATGCCATGTATAAAATTGATCCTTTTCGTATGTGGTAAACTGACATTGTTCTGCACAATCTATTTGAAAATTCCAACCTGCGTTGCTGTTAGCCTTCCGAACAAAGGGGGCAATTTCATTATATATCCATGGATCCGTTAGCCAAACCACATTAGAATCTCTTTGTTTATTTAGGTCTTTCTTTTGTTGCCAATTTAAAGTGTTAAAATTTTTAAAGTCTCCGGTGACGGCGGCTACAGGTTGATGAGTTAAAGCATATTTTACAATAGCATCGCATAGACGTTCCGGAACAGCCTTTTGAAAATACCAGAAATAATGCTTTAAATTCATATTATCCTTTCGAGACTATAATACTCCAGTCGAATTTTGAAAGCAAGTCCTCTAAATGTACTTTTTGAAGTTTCGTTTTTTTGATGTATGAATTAAATTCATCCATATCTAAAATAATCCAGGTTGTAGGAGATTCAAAAACCACCTTATTCGCGCGACTCTTCAGGTTTATATATTTGCCTTGTTGATTGAGATTGAGTTTAAACATATCCCTAACATCAAATTTAAAAATTTGATTGGATTTACGCAATCTACCTGATATCTGCCAACTAGATTTTTTATCTGGGGGATAAGAAATTTCTTCTAAGTATTTGGAAAAGTCTTCAACAATCTTTATTCTAGAGTCCACGTTGAGGTATCGGGATTCCAAATATACCACGCTTGATTTTCGGCGAGATGATCATAAGCAGCCCAACGTAAATTAGGTTCATCCCATTTGGGCTCGGCATAATGTTCCACTGCTGCACCCACGGGAATCTCCATAGGAGAAGGCATTGGAGTTGGGGCCTCCCAGTCAATATTTGCATTCAAGGTGTAAGATGCAAAAGGTTGAGGGCATATAAAAATATCTCTAGCTTCATCATATACATAGCCTGGGCCAGCATATCTACGTCTAAAATTACCATTGTATGATGTTTGTTTCCACTTCGTATCTTGACCGAAGAAATTTTTACACCAAGTTTCTCCATCAACATGCATGTCTGATGGAACCACAGAGTCCTGTATAACGACCACTCTTTCTACAACCCAATGTGTATCACTGGTAAAACCAGTTGGGTCGGTTTTTTGTTTGATTTCTGCAAAATGAGCCATAGGGGTTTAAGGAACAACAAAACATCCAGTAGCATTAAATGTGTAAAAAACATTGCAGCCACATGTTGATCTACATCCTCCTGTTATTCTAGCATTACAAGCTACCCCTGGTCCTGGAAATGAAATAATTGTCACTCCTGAGCCACCAGTACCGCCGTATAAAATAGAAGGGGGTCCTGCGGGTCTTCCGCCAGATCCTCCACCGCCTCCACTATTTGCTGTACCGGGCTGACTAGCTGATTGACTTGGTTGATTATAAACTGTGCCATTTCCACCGCCGCCTGAACCACCAGCGCCACCACTTCCGCTAGGAGCAGGAGCGTTTCCACCGCCGCCTCCAGCACGTGTTGTACCATCAACAGGAGCAGCAGATGATCCGGCTCCACCGGCACCACCATTACCTCCCGTTTGAGGAGATCCAGCACCGCCGGCTCCTCCGCCGCCACCGCCACCAGCTCCTGGTTGACCTGGGGCACCTGGATTTCCTTGAGGGGGACTTACAGGAGGTGTATTTCCTGCACCATGTCCACTGGGAGCAGGGAATTCTCCAGAACCACCCCCGGATCCTCCATCGGCACCTTTTGCACTCGGTCCTCTTCCTCCGCCGCCTCCGGCAGATTCATAAGAAGCAGCGCAGCCTGCGCCACATGTATTAAAAGAAGAATTACCACCATTAGTGGTAGAATTTACTGGAGAAGCACCTACGCCAACACCACCAGCGCCAATTGTAACTTTATAAGTGCTTCCACCTACTATAGGGTAAGAAGTACAATAACGATAACCACCGGCCCCGGCACCACCAGCTTGACCACCGCCACCGCCGCCTCCTCCAGCTACTACTAAAATATTAGCATTAAAAGGGGCTAAGCTAGGTTTGCCGCCTGAGCCAAAACCTAAAATTTGATAACCAAAAGACATATTTCTTTCCTCCTATAAATTTTATGCGTCGTTAGCAGCGTCTGTTGTATAGAATAATTTAATTCCTAGTAATCGTGCGTCCCCAGTAAAGGTATCACCCGCGTCCGCTGCATCTCTGTAAAGTTGAAAAAATGTTAAATAGTCATCTGCTGGTGTTCCGGCAATTGTTATTGCTGAACTAGCTGAAGTAACCATTACATCTTCAGCGAGACCGCCGCCAGCATCTGTCACTTCTTGCGCTGTTCCGAAAACTACATCGGCTGTTGCATCATTAGCAACACTAACTCCTTGTAATCCAAAAATACAATCACCTGTATTTGTATTACCTGGAGACCAAAAAGCTTGAAAATTTACGGTTCCTAAATTCCATGATTTAGGCATTGCAATAGCGCACTGTGCATATTCCGCTGTAGTTGGATCAAAATCCATAACTTTTAATTCAGGTCTAGTTGCTGTTGTTTCAACAGACTGAGCGTCCGCACCATTAGTCGTGGGAGCGTAGAATGCTTGTGCTGGTATCCAGATCGTTTCTGAGCCTGCAATTTTAACGGCTGCTGCTCCTGATTTAAGAACTCCAGTTCCACCTGGATTAATATTAAGATCAATATTCGTATCTGTTCCACTTGTAGAAATGGATGAAAGTATAGGGCCACTACCCGTAGCCGCATTTGTTATTTTTAATTCATTGACTGGAGTACCTACTTCACCGAAAACTAGGTTTTCATCTCCACCTGCGTCCGCAATAAATCCACCATCCGCAAATTTCGGAGCAGTTAGAGTTTTATTAGTAAGGGTATCTGTTGAGGAAGCTGTAATGAAACCTGTGTCAACTATATTCGGATTCGTACCATCATCAGCAGCTGCATAAACAATTTTAGTTCCGGTATCTGCACCAGTAAAAGTAACGCTGCTGCCTGAACCACTTACGTATTTAAATGTTACGTTTTGAGATCCTGTAGTTGAATTTTTTAATATGTAAAAAGTCTGAACATCAATAGGAATAGTTACGTTTCTAGCTCCTGTAAGAGCTCCTGTAAATTCTATGACTCGGTGTGCAAGAGTAGCACCTGTAGTTCCATCGTTTACAGAGAGATCTGTATCAGCGCCATCAGTTACAGCTTGTGTGGTATAACCACCTGAAATCTGTTCAATAATATCCCAGTTTGTATTTGTTAAAGTTCCCCATGTACCGGCTTTTTCGCCAGTCGTCATAAGTTGAATTCCGAGTACTGTATAATTCGATGCCATAATTTTTTTCTCCTATGCTGAATGTTCTATATCTGTATAAGAAGTATTTCCAGTGATGTCAACATCTTTATAATATAGTGGGGAAACTCCCCCTGAACCTAAAGTACCACTGATTTCAAATCCTGAAACTCCAATTGCCATATCGGTAACAGTCAGAGTTCCTAGAGAACCGGTCATAGCATAACCACTTACTCCAATTTGCATATCATCTATGGCACCTAGACTTCCTAGAGAACCGGTTATTGCAAATCCTGAAACAGGAACTAATGGATTTGAAGTAACTGTTAATGTGCCCAGACTCATTGTAGCACTGTAGCCCGTTGGGAATGTAATCACCTCCTCAGTAACAGTACCTAAGCTTGCCGTTATTGCATATCCTGAAACTCCAATTACCGTATCGGTAATAGTCGGAGTTCCTAGAGAAAGGGTTCCTAATAAAGACTCAGAAAGTGTAAATATAAAATCGTAATTTATTGTTGGAGTTCCTAATGATCCTGTGATTGAGAAACCTGTTAATGGTTCTCCAATTTCTATGTTTACTATACTTTCTTCTCCCCAAGCATCATTGCCCCAAGTACTTCTACCCCAGCCTTCTGCACCCAGGCCGGCAGTCATTTCGAAGCCGGCAACATCTACAGTAGTAATATTTTGACCCCAGTCATTATCGCCCCAGGAATCTCTGCCCCAGCCTGCAATAGAACCAGCATAATCTAAAGTTCCTAAAGAAGCTGTAATTGAATA